TTTCTACATTTAATCGTAGTAGAGTTCATAAAATTCTTTTTCATAATTTAATATGTTTTGGAACTATGTAAAGTATTTTGAAAGGAAAAGTAATAATTACACAAGCTCCAAAACATAATAATATTATAACATAGATTTATTTTTTTGTAAACCTAATATTTTGGTTATTTTGGTATGGTTGGTAAGGTCATTTGGTCATTTGGTTTATTAGGTTTATAAAAAGGTTGGTAAGGCCAATTGGTCATTTGGTTGATTAGGTCTTATGTAAATAATATTACATTGATTCAAATATTAATGTAGCACAGGGCAGTTACCTTTCTTTTTTCCTTGCCGGTAAATCTAAAATAACTGCCCTTTTTTTTCTTTTGTATAAATAATATTACAAACTTATATAGGCAAGGAACAGGCTCAAATAAAAAAAACAATAACATAAAAAATAGTTGATAGGCTACGTTGAAATACTATTGGGAGAGTTGGGAACAAGACCAAACACCGCGCTGGATGTTATCAGCAACTTTTATAAACTACCCTAGATGATAGGATGCCAAAACGTCTTGCACGCATGTCAGAGCAAAGAAACGTTTTTATAAATTTAAACGGTTGAATTGGAAAGCCAATTACAAGTGAGTGGGAATCCCGTATACCCACAATGTTTAAGATTACTAATTGTATGGTTCTTAAATATGCGTCTTGGAATGCTCTTAAAAGGATGATAGCAAAACCCGCCTGGCCAAAGTGCTGAGTAATACAATCATGTGGTGAAAGCTCATGTTGATTATGCCTAGTAATAGGCATGGTCATGCAGTTCTTTCTCATGGGCTTAAGCCAACCCAATTAAAAAACGTAAATGACTGAAAGTCATTTACTGATGTCTTTAGACATCACTTAATCATTACATATGTAAATTGAATTTGTGTAAGCAGCCATATGTGATGCCAAACAGTATCGGGTATGACTGCTTACTTCCTTCATTGGGAGATAGGAAGAGTCATTAGACTCAATAATATTTATTTTATTTTTTTCTTTGTTTTAAGCGATGTATTCGTGGTCTTTCTGATTTGTGTAACACAAACATACAATTATGTTGCGGATCTCCGCCACAAACAATATGATTCCCTTGGCCGCTGCCGCGTTTACGCTCACAACGATAATATCCTAATGATTTTGTACGCTCTAAAAAATGCTTCATTGACCAAGTTATTTAAATACAAATATGAACATAGTATGGTTTAATGGTCCTTCTGCTCGCCCTTTCCATCACATTCCTGCACAGTCTTTAGAAATTGGCTGTAATTTTATTTTGAACGATAGATACGTTCACCACGTATGTGCTTATGATCAACAATGTGTAGATAAAATTCCGCCTCGAGATGGAGTTCAATATTGGACCAGACGTAGATGCCAAAATACACAATTTAATTTAGTAGATTCTACTATTCCGTATTATGATTCGGGCACATTAGCATTGGTATTAGCCAACACATTAACTGCTGAACCTTTATATGTGTTAGGTTGCGATTGGGGCTGGACAAACGGTTCTATCTATGATAAATTGTATACGTGGCGCCAATATCAACCTTTAAAATTTTCAAATCCAAAAATTAAAACATTAGAATCTGTGAATAAAAAAAATAAATTAATTTTTGTAAATGAAACGTCAAATATACATTTTAAAAATTTTCAATTAATGAATTCAAATGAATTTTTAAAATTATTGTAGGATATCACGATGTGCTTCAAATACTTGTCCAGTATCTGTAATATCATAAAACTCTGGAATATGTTTAATACAATTTAATGTAATAGTGTGATCACCGTTTAAAGCAACATCTGTTATTCGGTATACATCGTTTACGTCTAATGCAACACTATTAATTCTTACAAAATCGCCCGGTGCTAAATTAAAACCCACAGCATTAACTCTTGTATTAAGCATAGGTTGTCCTCGTGATTTTTTTAATAAAAGAGTTGCATGTTTTTTTGCATCTTCTTTAAAGAAAATACTAGGTATAGTAAATGCACCTTCAAGAATTTTTCCAGCATCTTCATTTAAATAATTGTCTCTAATATTTGTGCTATCTTCAATAGGATCTGGAACCAATACACTGTTTGGTTGAGAATTAAAAGCTAAATCAGTATAATCTAATTTTAATTGATTAAATCTATCGTTTAATGCTGAAGTACTGATAGTGGCAGTTTTAATAATATTATCATCAGTAATTGTAGCAGTGATAGGCAGTGCTGTAATTGGTGGTATCAACTCATTATTAATTGGTACTCCAGCATTTTCTATTTTTATTTTAAATTTGCCATCTGCATAATACATGTAGGCACCAATGCTTGATAAAATTCTGTTTAAATTATCAATTAATTTTTCTCCAGTATCAATTTTAAATATTCGATCTTTACCGTTACCAGTAAGTTTTAATTGTTGTCCTACATCACCGTCACCCACTGTGGCATTTTCACCATTCATATACACATTACGATCAGTAGCTGTGTTAGTTGAAGTCCATCCTAATTTTAATTCTCTATTGGCATAATCATTAGCTTCTGGTATTCTATCACAAGCAAATGAAGCATCTATAAAAGATTGCTTGTCTAGTTGTTCTAATGATAAACCTAAACCGTAATTTGGATTTAAACAATAATCTAATATAAATTCAATTGGGTTATTGTCGCAACCGTAAGATTGATATCTTAATCCTTCTGAATTATACCCAGATTGAAATGCTATATCCCAGGACGCCGGTTCAGGTACAACAATTGGAATTCCTTCTTTAACTTCTATATAAATGGTAGAATCTATAGGCACTGTGGTATAAAAATTATCAGCAGGTTTACTACTGTCTTCATTCACAATACCAACTGTAATAAAATCATTATTGCTATATAAATCAACTGATGTTATATTATAAACTTGATTAATATTTTGATTTCTATTACGCACTCTTAATTGCATTTCTTTACCATTTAAAAAATAATTTTCAATTTCTTGTAATTGATCTAATGGACCATAAAATCTATATTCTGCTGTGTCAGTCCCTAAATTTTCTCCAGGATATGCTGCATTAATTCTTGCCGCCATAAATCCATCATTATCATTATAACCAAAAAATGTTAATTCATCAACAATAAAGCTGCTTATAGTAAATGATTGTTCGGCTGGTATCCTCGATACAAATTGATAATGTCCACCACCCACGTGTTTTAACCATAATCTTCCAAAATTTATATCTCCGTTGGTAGAAAAAGAAGACGCAGTTGAATCGCTATTCCAAGTTATTGTGCCAGGAAAGAAAAATACATAATCATAAGTCCATCCTAAATTATAAAGTATATCATGTATATTAACAGGTTGAATTGATCCTGAAACATATTTTCTTGGTTGGAAATTTGCAAATCTTGTAATTTCTATTGTGGTTGATGTTGTAATAGGATAAACATATTTTGCATCCTTTTGTTTTGTTGCTAATGCACCACCATAAAGTTGTCCATCTGCATTAGGACTGTTTATTGGTTTATGATAAGAAATATATCTTGCATATTTGTTTTCGCCAACTACTGTTTCAAATCTTTCTTCAGTACCCGGGTCACTTGTTTTACTTGCAGTTATACGAGGAGTAGATCTACCGCTAGTAGTTGTAACTACTGCGGGAACAGAGCTGTATGGATTTGGATATGTGCCATCACCGCTGGTTTTTCCTGTAACTGTTTCGTCTGCAGCTTGTAATTTAAATCTTAATGCAATATAATGCATGCCACTTAAAGTATTATTATCATCGTTCCAATCAGGGTGTTCTCGTAATAATGATGATGCTGGTTGATCAGCAGATCCATCAAAATATTGAAATACTAATCTATTAGCAAAAGTTCCTGATGTAATAGTAATTTGGTTTGGTTGTACACCACCTTTTCCTGATGCATAGATTGCTGAATCTTCAGTATAACCTAATGCTGTACTACCATCATATTGAGGGAAATAATTATCGTTTATTGATATATTTGTTGGTGTTCTACCATATTTGTGTAGATGCACTGGCTTACCATTAATTGTTAATCTTGATAGGATACTACCGTAGTATGGTGGAGCAGTTAAAAAATAGTTGTCATTACTAGATCCATGGAATCCTTGAGATATTACAGCCGCCATATAGAGATATTGTGGCGTGGTATCTGCTGAATTATCACCGTGTGTGCCTACAAATACAGGAATGGTTGCTGTTTCAACATATTGACCATATAATACTGGCACTGGCCGATTTGCTGCATTAAAATCAACCACAGTAGCGGCTTTGATTACAGAAGAACCAATGTTGGTGTCAACTGAAATATCAGGTAGATCAAATGCACCAGTAAATGGCGAAATAACTGCTTTAATAATTGATGTACCCACATCAATGATTGGGTCAACAATAGCCTTAATTGGTTTGGTTACAGCATTAAATACTTTTTTTAAAAATCCCATTTTATTCTTCCCATCTTATATTTGAAGCATTTTTAGTGCTAAAATTAAATCCTGTGTCATTTGGATATAATTTTTGTTGTGATGCTGAATTAGTATATCCATAGATAGCCACTCGATCAAAATTAGATAGTGGTCCTCCACAAAAAATTGTTATACTGCTTTCAGTATTAGTAATTTTATATGATAAGTTATCTATAAAACCTTTAAACACAATTACTTCTATACCGTGCGAAGGAGTTCCAGCAAAATTAAGATCGCCCGGACCTACAAATCTTTTACTTAAAATTACAGAACCGCCACTTATTGGATTGTTTAACAATAGTCTTGAAATGGGTTCGCTAGCGCTATCAGTTATCGATGAATCAAATTGTAATTCTATACGATTAGCATTTAATTGTGATGTTAACGGTATTGGGGAATGTTGAAGATAACCTTGTCCTGTTAGATATATTTCAAATGTAGAACCATCGGCTACTGTAGATGTTACATCATCTACTGCATTAGTAAACCTTTTTACAGTGCCATCAGGTAATTCAAGTCTTACAAGATCAATTAATTGAATCGATCTGTCATCTAAATAATTTAATTGATTTAAAGTTAAGTTACTTCTAGGCATTAATATTCCTCTTGTAATTGTAAATTACATGTATAATATCCGTTTGGGTCAGTTTTTAATTCAACTTGATTCCCTATAAGACTTACATAAAAATTTATATTATTATATACAACTATGGTATTAGTTGTTAAATTTTCAAATAAAGCAGGAAAAATATTCATTACATTAATGGTACTGCCATCAAGATTTACATCATCGGTGAGTTGATACACTTTATAATGATTACTAAATTGTATAAAATCTCCTTTTTTTAATGTGCCAGTTGCTGTGCCGTTTACTGGTATTTTTGTGCTACCTTTAATAAAATTATATTCTGGTGAAACACTTGATATTAACTGTGTTGTAATAGTGCCAGATGCATTTCCACTAGTGTTACTTAAAGTTGGTAATCTAATAGAGCTTACACCATTATTTGCCCATTTAGACATTTCAATAAATGCTTCAGATCTTAACATTGGTATACTGTTTACTTCAATATTCCATCTTTGTGAAAGATATTTTTGTTTATAAGTTTGTGAACTATCTATTTGTGATAAAACAAAATGTTTACTACTAATTTTAGCATCAACATAAGAAGCCATTATATTACCTCCCTAACTTCTTTTTCAAAAATATAATATCCATTACGGTCGGTCTTATATTCTATTGTGTCTCCAATTCCAACAACAGTCAATGCAATGTCATTAATTTTTATATATTGATTGTAAACTCGTTTAATTAATTTGGGTGTTATTATAATTTCACCTTGTGTGGGTGCTCCACCCCATTCATCTGGATCTAACGAATGATTACCTGTAATCATATACACTTTATTGTGATTAGCAAACTGTACAAAATCTCCATATGTAAGTTCCATTCCAGCAGTGGTGTCGTCAATAAGATCCACATAGATTGTGTTTACTAAAGGACCGCCTCCACCAGCACCCGAACCCGTTAACACAAAAGGTCCTACAGTAGACGGATCAGTATAACCGAGTCTGCCAGCGGCATCTTTTATTATTGGTGGTTTAACATTTATTTTTGCGCCACCATCTATATCATTAAACAAAACAAAAAAATTATTTTGGAAATCTTCTCTAGTTAATGCTGGAGTTTGTATTTTAAAACTCCAATATTGATGCCCGTAATTCGTAATCCAGTTTTTTCCATTTATACTGGTATTTTGAATTGTGTCATAATTGCTTTGCCAATTTAAGGTACGAATTTGGTCTTCTAACGCCATTATGCAAATCTCCTACCTTGCTGTCGGAACGCCTGTTGAATTGTGCCTATAATTAAACCTTTTCTAGATAGTAATAACTCATCAAACGATGCAGCATCTACAGCATTGATATTAAAGTTTACATTTACATCACCTGCACTGCTACCTAATCTTTCACTTGGAATAATAGTGCCGGCTGAGTTTGGTACAAATAATTCAGGTCCTCTTTCACCTACTAAAAATGCATTATTGCTATTAACTGGACCGCCGCCTGCTCGGGCTCCACCGTAACCAATAGCACCGCCATTAGCTTTGCCTAAGAAACCGCCTGTAAGCAATGATACTGCAGCATTAATTAATTTTGCTTTTGTATTTCTTTCTGTTTCTCTTGTATTGTTTTTTCGTTCTTCTGATTCTTTTTTAATAGCATCTCTAATTTCTTCTATTTTTTTACGTAATAAATCTAATACAAACACTTCAATTAATAATTGAACAATAGACGATATTAATTGTTTTACAATAGTTTTTGCAATATTTCCTAATGCTTCAGTAAAATTTTTAGCATCAACAATTGCATTAGCAAAAGCATCACCAACGCTGCTTGAAAATGTTTTAAATGCATTGGCTAATGAATCAACAATACCAGTACCTAAATCAGTTTTTTGATATAATTCATCAAACTTTTTAATTAATGCAGCATTAAAACCAATTTTACTTAATCCTAATAATCGCTCTCTAAAAATTGCTACAGCACCGTCGGCATCTTTAATGTTTTGCTCCATTTGTTTAATTTTTTCGTTGGTTTCATTAATTTGGTTATTAGTGTCACCCATGGTACCTTCTAATTTTTTAGCAGTTTCTTCAAACTCTTTCATTATTGCTTCAACAGCAACAAAACTACCAGCAAGAACAGCGCCAAATCCAAATAATTTTCCAAGTGGTTTAAGGAGTTTGCTTAAAGCACCGCCAAATGGAATAAGATTTTTTGTAAGATTTCCTAAAGCAGCACTCATTACTGCAAGAGTACCCGATGCTCTTAATATAGCACCACCTAGTTTTAAAAATGTAACAGCTAAACCTAATGATGCAAATATTTTAAAATTTTCTGCTAAAAATTTTATACCTTTACTTGCTACTATTAGTCCGCTAGAAATTTTTACACCTATAGCTTCACCTATTCGTTTAAAATCATCAACTCCGCCGGAAGCTTCTTTTACAAGATTTGTAAGTTCTGGAAGAAATCCTTTTCCTATTGCATCTGCTGCACCGCTAAATGCATCATTTAAATTTGAAACTGCTTGAGAATAATTGTTGGTTAATTGAGCAGCAGATCCACCAAACGCACTAGTCAACGAATATTGTAAAGCATCTAATATTAAAGCAGCACCTTCCGCTGTTCTACCTACTCTAGAAATTTCTAATCGTGATAATCCTAATGTATTTTCTAATAATTTAAATACAGGAACACCTCTGTCACCGAGTCTGTTTAATTCCTCAAGACCTAAACCGCCTGCTGTAGTTCTTGCAAATAAATCTGTAATTGCTTGCAACGTCCCTAATCGGTCGGCAGTAACTGAAGCAACATCTTGAAATAATGTTAATAATTCTGTAGTGGGTTCAATACCAGCACCTTTTAATTTAATAAAAGTATTTGTTAAATCACCAACTTCAAATATTGACGTTTTAGCAAAATCTAAAATAAAATCAAATGATTTTCTACCGTTTTCAATTGAACCTGTAACTGCAGACAACGCAACCCGTAAATCTTGAAATTGGCTTGCGGTATTAAGAATATATTTCCCTATTCTAATGGCTGTAAGTGCAATAAAACCGCCAGTAGCAGCTTTAATTGCTTTTCCTAAAGTTAGACTAGAACGTTCTAATTTTTTAACGTCTCTTTCAACGTTAGCTATTGCTTGTTGGTTTTTAATTTGTATTTCCAACAATAATTTTTGTGTGCTCACAGCCATTATTTTCTTCTCCTCGTTTGCAGTCCTGGTTTTATATTGCTTGAACCCATTGTCCGTTTTGCATTAGACTCTTGGTGCTCATATAGCATATAACCAGCCCACAAGTTAATTTCCAACGTCGACATTTTTAATACATCTTTAATAGACATTTTAAGTCTATCGGCTAGCGTTATTAAAAACCTTAATTCAACGTTGGTTTTTATTCCTTTGCTGCAGCTGCTTGATCTAATTCAAGTTTTGCATTATTAATTGCAGAGCCCACTTTTATAATAACTTGTGGATCTGCTTCATGCATCAATTTAATTCTATCAGCATCTTTGAATAATCTATTTCCTTCAGCATCTTTTGCTTTTAATATAATAGATTCAATCAACGCCTCAACAGTTTTGTTTTGGCTTTGCAACTCAATTATTTTACTTTCTACATTTAGTGGGTATGTAGTTCTATAATAGATATCTACGTCCCATTCATCTACATGTAATTTTTGCATTGCACCACTAATACTAGTTTGGTAGTGTTTTGCAATTTTATCTGTTATACTCATTTTCTATCTCCTTATTGTTGTTATTGATTTTATGGCCGGGCCAACAACACCTTTTGGTGCTTGTCTAGAACGACCTGCTTCTAAAGCTGGACCGTACGGTTGCGGATTAGTTATTGTATATTTTTTTCCACTCCCGCGCTTGGTCCAGCTATTTTTAAATCTACCAGTTTTTCCAACCGGCGATCTACGTTTTATATCTTCAAATACCGTGTTTGATAACTCTTTCATTACAAAATTTATTGTTTTATTAATTCCATCAATAAAAGATTTAGCAGAAAAAGTTGTTTTCATGATATTATAGATTCGCTACGTTTATAGCACCTGTGATTTGACCTGCTACTGTAGCAGTTACAGCACCATCATTAGCTGCCGCAACTTCAAAAGAAGTAACGATCATCTCGCCACTTAATTTTTGTCCAATAGATGCACCTGACGGATACAATTCAATTGTAGCCGCAGCGGCACCCGGTCCAGTTTGTAATGCTGCTTGTGCTGCATCACCGTCCACAAAGTATAGATCCATTGAAACTGTTGCTGTGGTTAATCCTGGAACATAAGTTCTTGCAGTATTTCCCATTGCTGTGGTTTCAATAACATCACCTGTATTTGTCAAATTGAAAGATATGACACTCGCGATTGTAGTAGCGGAGCCACCAACATCGAATTTAGCCACACCTGACGTTCCTGCATATGCAGTATTATTATTTGCCATTAGTTGTCCTCCTCGTTATTAGGTTTTATGACCTCCGCTTCTGCTTTGGTTATACGCATTGTCGCTTTTGGTCGGTTCATGTTAACGGTCATTTTTCCTGTTTTAACAACAGCGGGTTTTGTAAATGACCAACCCGATTTCAATTTGTTTTGCACTTCATTAAAATGCACAAATTGAGAATTTCCATTTGTATCGTACATTTCTCTCATTATACGTTTCCTTTTCTATAAACATATTCAACTTCTACAATTATATTAACTTGTCCAATTGGCGGATTTCGTTCAATAACTTCTATATTGGTAATTCTAGTTTGAACATAGTGTGTTGCTGTATTAAGTGTAGTAAGGTTTCTATCACGCGATACTTCTAAAGTTTGTTCTATTTGTTCTATTAGTTCATTACGAGCAGTATCTAAATTGTTCCCTCTAACAAAACAACGCAATTCAACCTGTAATATACCCTGTCTTTCGGTCATGGTAACATCAGATCTATCTTCATTACCGCTTACAATTAAGATTGCAGGATATTGTGTTATTGCTAGTTTTTCAAAATCAAAAAATTCTCTGTTAACATGTCCCGGTGCTGGGTCTGTCATGTTTACCAGTTGTTTTCTAATATCTTCTACTATTGATTCTCTTGCACTCATTATCTAACAAGACGATTAAGATGTGTGGGTCTTTTTTCACTATCTGTAATAGTGCCACTTGAATCATAATCGTATTCTACTCCATCTTTTAAAATTGCATCAATTTCATTTGCATACTCTTGTCTGTAGTATTGCATTTTTTCTCTGAATACATCACCTTCTGGGGAAAAGGTAGAAAGACGTGGGTAGATATAATATCCTAACACATGATAAACAGACGCTCTTGTAAATTGCGAATCTGTTAATAAATTATCATCCATTTCTGTATATGTAATTGCCGTTATGTCGTAACGATAATATGATGATCTAGGCCACCAATTTATACGTAAATGTCGTAAGATATCTTGTTTAGATTTTGCATGCAAGTCTGTAAAGTCTTGAATGCCGTAGTTTTTTATTTCTGGTTCGTATTCTAATAAATCCGAATCTGTACTAAAGTTAGCCACACAAAGTCCTCCGTTTGATGTGATGTATCAGTCCTTCTGATACTATTATTTATAAAAGATAAAGGGGCTAAAAGCCCCTTTACCCATGTGGTTAGCTATAAACTAAATTAGTCTACAACTGCCTCTGATTTAACTTTAACCGCATATGCGTCTTTAAGGATTTGGTTACCTCTAGCTGTCGTAGCAACATACTCGGTACTTCTTAATGATGCATCGTACTGTTCTTTTATAACGATCGGTCGTTTGATCACGTGCGCGAAAGCCATTGGCGAGAATACGCCTCCAACTGAATCGTTTGCAGAGTCAACTGTTACAGCTGTAGTCATGAATATTTTACAGTTGTAAATTTTACCTACGTATGCAGAACTAGATAATAAAGCATTTCCTAAATTAGAAACTGCCGGTGCTTGCGAACCAACAAATCCTGCTTGAGTTAATACTTTAGCAACATTGTGTAATTGTGCTGGAGAGAATACACCAAAATAATCGCCGTCAGCATCTGCTGGAGCGTTTTGTCCTCTAAGCAAGTAAAGTGCTTTTAAGATATCATTTGGTGATAAGTCTGTACCAGACGAATTGATCACGTTAGTTGTTAATGAATCGAATTGAGCAAATACGTCTGCATCTACTTTTTCTCCGATTGCATTACCTAGTAT